AGACCCCACTAAACGTATTCGCTACTTGTAAATACTGATTAAGATCAGTGCTATCAGCTTTTAGCGATAACGCAGTATTAGATGCGTATATGTCAAGGTTGGGCTTATCAGTTAAGTCGCTATAGACCCCACTAAAATTATTAGCCACTTGTAAATAATCACTTAACTCAGACCTATCTGCTTTGTTGCTTAACAGACTTGTTACGCTGGTATTAGATGCGTATATGTCAAGGTTGGGTTTATCAGTTAAGTCATTGTAAGATTCACTGAAGGTATTCGCTACTTGTAAATACTGATTAAGATCAGTACTATCAGCTTTTGCGCTTAACTGTGTATTAACGTATGTATTAGACGCCTTTGCACCTAGACTACTTACTATTGTACCGGCGAAGTTTTCATCGTCTCCCAACGCTGCGGCAAGCTCATTGAGGGTATCTAGTGTACCAGGCGCACTATCAACAAGGGTGTCTATTTGAGCTGTAATTAACGAACTTACATTCGCGACCTGTAGATAAGGATCAAGGTTCACCGGCGGTGTTGTACCGGTTACTAATATAGATGTTGAATTTGTACTAATGGTAATATTATCACCAGCAACTACAGCTTTGTTATTCGCTACTTGTAAGTAATTGCTTAAATCAGAGCTGTCTGCTTTTAACGCCAACGCGTTATTAGCAGCATATATATCCAGGTTAGGTGTACTAGTAAGGTTACTGTAGTCAATACTGATACCTGACACATTGGCAACTTGTAAGTATTGAGTAAGATCAGTGCTGTCAGCTTTAAGGGTAAGATTAGTATTGGAAGCGTATACATCTAAATTAGGTCTATCAGTTAAGTCATTATATAATCCGCTAAAATTATTAGCAACTTGCAAGTAACCATCGAGAGCAGAAGTATCTGCTTTATTCGACAATTGTGTATTAACGTACGTATTGGAAGCTTTTGCAGCTATCGATGTTGTGATAGTTGTGGCGAAGTTTTCATCGTCACCAAGAGCGGCCGCTATCTCATTAAGAGTATCTAATGCACCAGGTGCACCGTCTATAAGGCTACTTACGCTTGTTGCTATTAATGAATTTACATTTGCGAGTTGAACATATTGTGCGAGATCCGCTGTGTTTGCCTTGAGAGCAAGCGAGCTGTTTACACTACTATTAGCAGCGTACAGATCAAGGTTAGGTCTGTCAGTCAGGTCATTATACGACTCGCTAAAGCTATTAGCTACCTGCAGATAATTAGTAAGATCTGATGCATCAGCCTTAAGCGTGAGAGCGCTGTTCGCAGCGTATACGTCAAGATTTGGTCTATTAGTTAAGTCGTTATACGCGCCGCTGAAATTATTTGCTACTTGTAAGTAGTCACTAAGAGCTGTCGCATCAGCTTTTAAAGTAAGTGCAGTATTGGAGGCGTATATATCTAGATTTGGCGTACCTGTTAGGTCACCATATGCCCCACTGAAGTTATTGGCTACTTGCAGATACTGATCGAGATTAGGTCTACCAGCTAGATCATCATAGCTGGTTATTACGTTGGAACTTACGGCATTAGCAACTAATAGGTACTGTGATAGATCTGTCGTGTCTGCTTTTAAGGATAGTGCGCTGACTACACTGCTATTAGATGCATAAACATCTAAGTTAGGAGTGCTGATTAGATCACTATAGACACCGCTAAAGCTATTAGCGACCTGTAGATAGTTATTTAAATCTAAGGTATCGGCTTTACTAGATAGCTGAGTATTAACGTATGTATTAGACGCTTTATCCGCAATCGAGGTTGTAATAGTAGTAGCAAAATTAGCATCATCTCCTAATGCTGCCGCTATCTCATTTAACGTATCTAATGCAGCTGGTGCACCGTCAATAATATTATTTACACTTGTAGATACTAGAACATCTACATTTGCTACTTGTACATACTGGTTTAAATCTGTAGAGTCCGCTTTTAGCGCAAGAGCTGTATTGGAGGCATATACATCTAAGTTGGGTTTACCAATCAGGTCATTATAGACACCGCTAAAGTTATTAGCTACCTGCAGATAATTAGTAAGATCTGATGCATCAGCCTTTGTGCTTAGCTGCGAATTGAAATGTGTATTAGATACTTTAGTAGATAAGCTGCTTGTTATTGTACCTGCAAAGTTTTCGTCATCTCCTAACGCAGCTGCGAGCTCGTTAAGAGTGTCTAGTGCTCCTGGGGCCCCGTCTACCAGCGTATCTAGTTGCGTTGTTATCAATGAGCTTACATTAGCTACCTGTAAGTATTGAGCAAGATCAGTTGTATCTGCTTTGGAGCTTAATAGTATATTTGCATTGGCGACCTGCAAGTAGTTGTTAAGATCTAGAACTGTAGCATTGGGTATTATGACTCCAGTCTCTTTGTCAACCTCGTTTACTGCTACAGGCAATGTACTGTTATTTGCAACCCGTACAACAGTATTAGTAGCAAGTATTATATTACCTGTATTAGCATCCTGCTGCATTGCAGGTGTACCGTTTATAAACAGCGATTGACCACTAAGATACAAGTCACGCCACTGTCTGTCTTCCGAACCCAAGTCGAAGGTATTATTAGCAGATGGTATTAAGTGACCTGTAGCGTTAGGATTAAACGGCGTAACAAATTCAAACTTGCCAATGCTTGCGTTATATCTTAATTCTTTACCATCAGATAGATTTGTATCGTCGACATCGTCTAACCGTAATAATCTTACCTCACCAGAGCCAGAACCTGACCCAAGAGATCCCTTAGCATAAGCCATACGGGTAACTTGGGCTGATATACTGCCTTTGAAGTCATTAAGAAGGTTTAGTAGTTTATCTTCAACGGGCTTAATGTCTGGCGTTGCGCCATCGACTCCGTCAACACCTGCTGGACCAACCGGGCCATCTTGTCCGCGAACACCTTGTGGACCTGTAGATCCTATTGGACCTATTTTACCTTGTAATCCTTGTGGACCAGCAGCTCCTCTTAATCCGCGAGTACCTGTTTCACCTTTAGCTCCTTTAGCTCCAGTGATACCGCGAGGGCCTTTATCTCCTCTAAATACTCGTATAGGTATAGGATTTTCTAGATTATCTATTTCTTCAAGCTGAAGGTACTTAACCCCAGATTGATCTTCAATATCTTTCTGGAGTTCCGTGCGCAGCTCTTCTAATAACCCATCACGAACTTTACTACTTTCTTTCTTCAGTACACCTAAGAGAGCGCTTAGTAGTTTAGCTTCATCCAGATGATTCATCGTGACTGTCTTCTTCGTACTCGGCTGATAATGAGTTGTAGAACCTTGTCATGCTTTCAACAAGCGCTGACTCCTCGTTTGATAGCGACTTACCAGTACTATCAGTTACCTCCATAGGATTGTCGGGTTCTAATTCTTCCTGCTGCTGAGATTGTGGTTCGAACTGCAGCATTTCATCATCATCTTTTTCTACCTCGATTTCTCGGCCGATAATAGCGATATCATCTTCCGTCATTTTAAGCACGTTCTTGCGAACCCATGACAGTGAGAAGTATTTACCTACTAATGGATCGATTTCTCCGAGAAGTCTTAAGCGCTCTGTCATAATTTCTGACTGCTTGAGCTCTTCAAAGTGATTATCATTCGCAAAGTTATATGTTATACTATTCTGTGCTTCTTTCCATTCAGCTCTTGTCATAATACCTTTAAGAGCTAGATGTATCTCAATTAACTGATCGAACATAATCGCGAATTTGTTTCTTGCACGATTAATAAACTTCTGAAATTTAATCTCATCTCGTGAGATCTCTGTTGATCTACCGATATTGAAGTTAACCTCGGCCTCTTGCCTACTAACTGGTACGTTTAATGCCTTAGAGAGCTTCTTTTGGAAATATAACACATCATCCATCTCTCCGAGATTCTGTCCGCCTGGTAGAGTAGTAATCTCTGTACCGCGGCCTCCTTCTCTACGTGGCAACCAGAAGTCCTCAAGCATAGTCATGTGACGTCTATCGTCTCTTACTTCACCTGTTGACGCATCGTATACGAGTTTATTTTTATGCTTTACCATCATATCACGCAGGTATTGTTCAGCCTTCATTTTAGGCAGATTACCTACATCAATATAAAAAATTCTTCTTTCCGGGGCTCTAGATAACCTGTATATTACTACAGCATCCTCTAGCATTCTAAGTTGGTTTAGCGGCTTGATGGCTTTGTGCAGGTAACCAAGATTCATTTTATTTCTTGAATCTATAAGTCCGGATGGAACATGGCAAATACTATCAGGAGCAATTTTTACGCCTTGATTGGTAGATAGGTTGCCTTTTGGATTGTACAGATAAAATTCTTTGGCAGTTGGAAACTCGTCGGCTCCGGATTTCGGATCAACTCTTTTCTTCTGCTCACGCATCTTACGAATTTTACGGGGATCGATATAACGAAGCTGTTTAATACCGTCGCGAGGACTCTCTTTGTCGATAACGATCTGATAGTATAACCTGCCGTCCACGTACCAACGTCTAAAGATTTCGTACCCTTTATTTCCAAAGTCTAGCATACGAAGAATATCGTCAAACTCTTCGCGCACGACTTTTTTGATACGGGATGAAAGGTTGGATTCATCAAGAACTATTTCGATAGGATATGCATTGTCATCCATAATAATAGCATCATTAACGATATCTTCAACAGCCTGATCACATTCAGGCTGCATTACCATTTCACGATATTTAGTCACGAGATCTGCTTCAGTCTTTGCTGTAGCCTCGAGATCAAGGTGCGTACCGTAGTGGCCACCAGCGGCGACTTCTGTGGTAGGCTCGTCTTGATCATTAGGAACAATCGCTTGAAGAGTGGCGAGTTCTCGCTCTTCTGCTGATGTCCTAGATATTTCAAATCCAAACAGTTGCATTTTTTACCTCGAAATAAAAAAAAGGGATACTACCTTATATTTAGTACCCCTCTAGACCACCGAAATTTCAAATTAAAGTGCGAAGATTTTACTTGCACCGCTAGAGAATCGTACGGTGATATCACCACCGTTCGGAAGAATGGGTAGACCAGCAGCGCTATCTATAAATGCAATTAGTCTAGACGCAGAGTTTCCGCCTTGTACATCGGTATGGTATATTACCAGAGCTTCACAGTTAGCCCCGGTTACAGATGTAAAATTAGCATCGTCAGCATCAAACACGCCTCCAGCAATGGTGGTGGATACAAGGTTAGATGTCGCTACTACGGCACCGTTAGGTATATCTGCTCGATCTTGATGCGCACTGCTAAAAGTGTATACACCAGTGTCAACAAGCGCTATTGTAACCGTGTTGCTTGATAGGTTCAAATTACCCGCAAGAAAATCTTCTTTTGCTTTAGGGTATAATAGATTAGCCATCTATATGCTCCGAATTAAAATAACAAATTATACACCACCAGCATCGCCGGTAGTACCACCTTGAACTCTCCAATAATCATATTGGAAGGTAACTGCGTATTCTTGAATGCCTTCTGCATCCCAACTTAGGTCGATAGGAGCAAGATCAGAACACCAAATACCATCAAACTCGTACACTCTTAACACTTCACCATCTTTTGCAAACTGTTTTACGAGAGCAGTAGACTTGTAGGAAGAAGGTGTTGTACCTGTTGTTCTTAAGTTACCTTCAAAAGTGTTGAGTTGATTGTTCCATTCTTCAATTGCGTTTCTAATTAGAAAGTCCTCATCGTTTACAATAGTAACTGTCCACGGGTCAAACGTTCTATTACCAGCTAACTTAATCTGACGGCCGAAGTAGGATACAGGAACTGTACCTACTGTAGCGCCAGGTAGCTGCGCAGCGCGAGCCATAAATGGAACTTTAAGATCACCAGCTCCGTTTACTGGGTTAAAGATCTGAACTTCGAATAGGGAAGGACGTGCGCCTCCGAATTCTAGTTGACCTCTAAAATCACTAACATTAAATGCCATCGGTATTCTCCTTTATATGTACGTTATATTTATCCAGATTACCCGGTAATCTCGGAGAATTCAACACCTGTTCTTACAGCAACGAAGTTGAGCTGAATATAGTTTATTGAGCGGCTAGGCTTAACGTATATATCACCTACAAACTCGTTATTGTCTATCACTTGTTGCGTGTTGTTAGTGCTATCACATATAACGGAGAAATCTGTAACACCGCGGCGACCCTTTACATCACGCAAGAATGGCTCTACAAGGTTTTTAAATTGTGCTCTTGTAAACTCATCGTTAACTTCGAATAACGTAGATTGAGATGCTAGTGCTATCGCTTTTTCTAACACAATAAACAATCTTCGTACATTAATTCTATCAAACGATCCTGGAGTAGCTACCATTGTCTTGTCACCGTATAGTACAGTACCTTGACCTGGGAATGTCACTATAGGGTTCACGTTATTCTTATACAGCTCGTCTCGGGCAGCTTTACTTGGATTAAAAGCAAGCTTGACAACGTTCTTAACGTTACCGCGGTTAAAACCGGCAGGTGAGAACCATGGGTCCCTTACTGTATCTGTTCTTACCATTATACCTGCTGTATCACCATTGCATGGTATCCATCTGTATACATCATTGTATTTGTCGTACTGGTATTTCCAGCCGCTGTCCATAACTGCGTATGATGAGGCAGGTAGGCTATCTCTGTATGCTACAATATCTGCGGCCTCTTTACCTGCGTAAGTAGCATTATTAACTACCGTAGAACTTGGA